CTTGACTGTACCAAATATCTGTGCTTTATGCGCTTCTGCCCTAAGACAACTTTTTGTTTCGTGACAGTACAGTCTGCATTCATCTTCATAACAATCAGCAAATGTATCAAAGGTTTTTTCTGTTTCAACCGTTTTGATTAAATTTGTTTCTTTACGATATGGGCATTTCATTTTTTTATTTCCTCCATTTTCTCCGCAATGTTTTCAAGCATTACCATATCTTCATCGGTTAATTTCTTACTGGCTTCTATAACCAATCGTAAGGCATATAAAAACTCTGTTACCCGTATAGTACTATCAGTATTAATCATCCTTTCCACCTCCCAAACAATGTCATTAATCGCCTATATTCATCCAACGTTTTTCTTTGATACCCGTAAAAATCATCCCGTTTAATTGGTATATTCTTTCGCTTGCTCAGCTTGTCATATCCAATATTACTTACAAGGCTTTCGTATATCTCCACCTCCAGTCCAGGAGCGGAGGATATGGCGCACTGGAACAATGTTAGCTTATCTTCTACGCTGGCGGTCTGGCAGTATTCTTTTATGCGCTTAGCTTCATCATCGGTAATGCCATAGTCACTATAGTTCTTGTCCCTGGTTCTCATGTCTCTCCTTCCTACACATTAACCCTTTCCCTTATCGACCGAAGGGTGCGGGGATTAGACCGTGCATAATACCGCGCTGTAACTCCTGGGTCTGCATGTCCCATAATCTCC